AAGAATACATAACTCCTCTCGAAAAGACAGGTAAGTCGGTTGGTGTGGATATGGGCTTGAAGGATTTGCTTATCACTTCTGAGGGAGAAAGTTTTAATAATAACCGATACACGAAGAAATACGAATGCAGACTTGCTAAGGCACAGCGCCATCTTTCTCGCAAAGTTAAAGGTAGCAGAGGGTTTGAAAACCAAAAACTCAAAGTTGCCAGACTTCACGAGAAGATTGTTAACAGTCGTGCTGACTACCTGCATAAGTGTTCTATATCTCTTATTAGAAGATATGATACCATCTGTATCGAAGATTTGAACGTTAAGGGTATGGTTAAGAATCATCGTCTTGCCAAGTCCATTTCTGATGCAAGCTGGGGCAGCTTTGTTTCCATGCTTATCTATAAGGCGGAATGGAACGGCAAAAAGGTTGTGAAGGTAGACCGATACTTCCCGTCTTCACAGACTTGTAATGTCTGTGGATATGTCAACAAACAGATAAAAGATTTATCTGTCCGTGAGTGGGAGTGTCCTCATTGTCATACTCATCATGACCGTGATGTGAATGCTGCAATTAATATCCTTCGTTTCGGTTTAAATAATATATCGGCAGGGACTGTCGATTACACGGGTGGAGAGGAAGTAAGTGCCGACCTTCTGGAAAGCCATTCCTCTAAGAAACCCGAAGCCAATGAGTATTCAACTCAGGGGTAGTTCACTGTCTAAAAATATTGTATCTTTGCAATGTTGAATTTTAAAAAACATAGATAATATGAGTAAATTACTTAATGTTTATAATGATAATATAGATAGAACATGGTATAAGAGTTCTAATATATTGTATTCTGAATGTATTGATAATGATAACAAGCCTAAGACTTTAAAGGTTGTATTCTCAAACGGTCGACAATATCAATATAATGATGTTGATGTAAGGGATTACTTGTTTTTTAGAGATGGTGATTCGCAAGGTAAGGCACTTAATTCATACATAAAGAAATACGCATGTACCCGTTTGGAGGATGTTAATGTAGATATTATTAACGAAGAATATACCTACCGTTCACATAATGGTATGTATATTGATAATAATGATAAATTCACAATTAAAGACCATGCAGGTATAGTTTTGTATGAGTTGGACAAAGCTTTAGATGCGGATACGTATGATATGATTAATGATATTTTATTGTCAGTAGGAGTTAAAATTAAAAAGTTGTAATATATGGGAATTATTGTTGGTGGTTTTCCTGGTTGTGGAAGACGATATTTAAAAGATAATTGTCGTGATGGAATAACAGTTGAAAATGTGAAAGTGTCTGATTTTGAGTCAGATGAATTTCCAGACAATTATGTTGACCATGTTTTATCAATTGTAGATAAAACAGATATTGTTTTGATTTCTTCTCATCCTGCAATATGTGAAGAATTAAACGCACGTGGTGTTGATTTTAATCTATTTTACCCAGAGCGTTCTCGTAGAAATGAATTTGTAGAGAATTTTGTAATGGCGCACAAACCAGCAAAACAGATTCAAGAAATAGATAATAAGTGGATTGAATGGATTGATTTAATTGAAGAACGTACTTTGGAACATTGCTTTAAACATAGTTTAAGTAAAGGACAATTCATTGGTAATTTCCCAATGATGAACGAATATGTTTATAACTTGCTTAACAGTAATCAAGAAGTGGTAGCAACAAAAGTTGTTGTAAATGGTAAAGATATTACAGATATAAAAGATGGAGGCTTGAAGTACATGCCTCAAGACGAATCGACTATTTCATACCAATTATTTAACACCACAGACTTATCGAATTTATCTTATATTGTTAATGAATGTAACGAAAAATTTGAAAAATTCAAACCAGATTCTGTTGGTGTTTTAATTGACAAAGATACGTTGGAAACATTGCATAAATTTCAATCATGGTTAGAAAGGTATATTAAAAAATGAATCACAACACAATTGAGATTAGTGAAGATACACCACTATGGATAGACTTAGGAAATGGTCTTGGAAAATGGATTCCTCTTGACAAAATTTCCTATGTAACAGAATATGATGATGTTAATAAAGATTATAAATCTTATCATAAAATCAATCTACCAAAATTATATCCTTGGGAAATTGAACAGATAAAATTATTTTAAAAATAAAGATAATGAATAATGTTGATAAACAATATCTTGATTTACTTCGAGATGTTTTAGAAAATGGTAGCGAACGTAAGACACGTAGCGGACTTGTAAAGTCTGTCTTTGGACGTATGATGCGTTTCGATTTAAAAGAAGGATTACCATTATTAACTACTAAGAAAGTAAGTACAAAAGGTATAATTCATGAATTACTTTGGTTTATTTCAGGTTCTACAAATATAAAATATCTTGTAGATAACGGTGTGAATATCTGGAATGATGATGCTTTTCGTTATTATAATGATATTGCCGTTAGAAACGATAAATGTATGGATGAACGTATGATTAAAATGGGTTATCATATTTTATCTGGAATTTCTAAAGAAGAATTTTTGGAGAAAGTAAAATCAGGAGAAAAGGTACGAGTAGTGCATTGCGTTGACGGAGAAAAGCAAGAGAGTGAATACAAATACGGAGACCTTGGTGCTATGTATGGAAAGAACTGGAGACATTTTGGCTCTTCTGGTAAGGACCAAATAAAGGAAGTCGTTAATTTGTTAAGGAACGACCCTACATCAAGACGTATTATTTTAACTTGTTATGACCCAGATACTGTAGATGAAGCTGCGTTATATCCTTGTCATATAATGTATCAATTCTATACAAAAGAACTTACATTGGGTGAACGTATAGATTTGTATAAAGAAAGTTTAAATGAAGGTGAACAATGTGATGTTACGGAAACATTTCTAAATTATATTGATATTCCAAAGTATAAATTAAGTTGCATGTTGAATATTAGAAGTAATGATTTACCTTTGGGTTGTCCTTATAATATTTGTTCAGCAGCTTTGTTAACGCACATGTTTGCGCATGTTTGTAATATGACCGTAGATGAGTTGGTTTATATTGGCGGTGATTGTCATATCTATGAGAACCAATTAAATGGCGTACAGGAGCAATTAAAACGTGATGGTAGTAATATCCTACCACAACTTAATATACAAGGCGAAATAAGAAGTATGGATGATTTTAAATATGATAGTTTCTTAATTTATAATTATCATCCAGATGCTTCAATTAAGTTTCCTTTAAGTGTCGGATGAGTGTATCTTATGTTGTAAAGAAAGAAACTAAACGCTGTTTCGATGAGGGCATGAAAGCTGACTTATTTACACGTGAGAAGATTGAAACATTATTAGGTGGTAAATGCTATCAATCAACAATAGCGGAGGATACAAAAAAACATGTCGATTTTTGGTGGGATGCACCTAATGGAAAGAGATATGGTATTGATGTTAAAGATTCACGTAAGAATAAAAGAACTGACTCTGATAAAGATTATAGTATAACTTGGTTAGAGATACAGAATGTCAGCGGAAAACCAGGATGGATTTATGGAGAAGAAGATTATATTGTTTTTAAAACAGATAATAAACTTCTTTTTGTAAAACGAGAACAATTAGCATATTTCGCTGAAACTAAATATAATGAATATATTAGTAGTGGGAAAAATATTGTTTACGATACACCTCAAGAATGTTATGTACCTTATCAACGAGCTAAATGGGGGCGGAAAGATATTGCTTTTAAAGCTTATATGAAAGATTTAGAAGATATATCTCATTTTTACGTGAACTATATAACCGATGAAGTTGTAACATTTAATAATAAAAGCATTGCTAAATAGCGGTGCTTTTTTCTTTGATAACCTATTTATTTAAAAAGTATTATAAAATGTTAGAACAATATTTTGGTACTTATAGTTTTAATGAACCAGAAAGATTTGAAACTATGGCAATGCAAACCCGTGTTGAGTTTGAACCTGACAAGAACATTCAAGTCGATATAGATGAAGATAGATTAACGTTAGGTCAAGAGGATACTGTGCCTATTGATTTACTTGTACCTAATCTAAAAAGACATAAAGTCGAATTTAAGGGAGAGGGAGAAAAAGAAACAGATTTCATTTTAGCACCAGTAGACCATTTATAAAGGTTTATAAGTAAAATATATTAAATATGTTGGAAAGAGAGTATGAAGGATATGGTTTTAACGAACCAGAAAGATTTGAAACAATAGCAATGCAAACTCGCATAGAGTTTGAACCTGACAAGAATATTAAGGTCAGTCCAGACAAGGACGGATTGATGTTGGGTCAGGAGGATGCTGTACCAAGTGACTTGCTTGTACCTAAGGTAGAGAAACATAAAGTTGAATTTAAAGGAGATGAACCACGTATAACTGTAGCTCCAACAGACCCAGGTTTATAATTTATGAGTAAAAAAGTTTTCATTCCAAATAATAAATTATCATTATTAAAAGAAAATAATAATGATTTAGCTACTCAAGATAAGTATAAGTTAAATACTGGTACTGGTCTTGAGTATGGTCATGTTGTGCAAGATAGTTTGGGCGAAAATGTTATTCCAGAAGTTGATGCGGAGGATATTAGTTTAAGTTCTTTTAAAAAGGAAAAAACACTTGTTCCTGAAATATGGAAGGATGGTAAAATTGATTCTAAAGTACGTTTACGTCTATTAGATATAGCGGATGATTTTTGGGACACTATGAATATTACATGGGTTAAACCTGAAGGTTATATTTTAACAGGTTCTATATGTAATTTTAATTGGTCTGAATATTCTGATATTGATTTACACATTGTAGTAGATTTTAAGAAAGTTGATAAGCGTGTCGAATTTGTTGAAGAGTATTTTAATTCTAAAAAGAATGCATGGAATAATGAACATGATTCACTCGAGATTTACGGTTATAAGGTAGAACTTTATGTTGAAGACATTGATGCTGAAACTGAATCAGGTGGTATATATGATTTGGAAGGCAATGAATGGTTAAAGAAGCCAAATCCAGATGATATAGAAGAAATAGGTTTAGAGAAATATGAAATCAAGTCTATGGCAGCTGATTTCATGACTCAGATAGATGATTTGATAGATGGTGCAAAATCTACCGATGATAAACACATCTTAGAAAATATTTCAGAAGAAGCAGAGGACTTATTATCAACAATTCAGGAAACAAGAAAGAAAGGTCTTGAAGATGGTGAAATGGGTGTAGGTAATATCGTGTATAAAGTTTTACGTAGAGCAGGCTATCTGGATAAATTGTGGGATTTAATCGCTTCTTTATATGATGGTGTTAACTCTTTGAATGAAGAGGTGGTTGCTGACGGAAATGCCGACCATAATCCATTTGCAGAACGTTGGAGACATGAACGTGACACTCTTAAGAATTTTATCTTAAATAACGGCATCCTTATGACAAGTAAGGAAAATGGTAAAACTTATAAAGTTTACAATATTCCTCAATTATCTAATCTAATAGGTTATAATTATGCTATATGTCTTGAGTTTGACCCTTATACTATGGAAGAGGGTTCAACAGTTTACATAAGAGCGTTAGATAAGTTTACACGTCGTTTATTCCAAGCACAGTTTGACACCAGAGGTAGAGATAATAAAGGTGGAACTGCTGATGATGTTAGATAATATCTTTATTATCAATTATTTTTTATTTGATAAAGATATTTATATAAAAGAAACTCAAAAACTCAAATTTCAACTTAATAATTATATCGGCAGGGACTGTCGATTACACGGGTGGAGAGGGAGTAAGAGCCGACCAATCGGAAAGCCATTCTTCTGTGAAGCCCGAAGCACAAAAATTTTAGTTGCGTGCAGTTCACATTAAAATAATCAATCAATTATTATATCAATTATGAATAAAAAGGTAAATGTCAATGACCAGCTTTCTCGAATGAAAGGTTTGATGAATTATGGTCTTCAGACAGAATCTAAGAATAATACATACTCTTCTATTGAGTATCAGAAACTTGGTGCAGATGGAAATGTATATGGAATTATCAGAGAAGGTTCTAAGTATTACATTGAAACAGCACCTAACAAAAAAACTTTAGTTAAGGAAGATTTTAACTATATTGGTGGTTTTAAAAATAGAAAAGATAACGAGTACTCAAGCTTTGCTGCTGCACAGAAGAATTTTGACCTTAAATTAATGTCAATTCGTGAAGCATATTCAAATGGTAAGAATATTGTTATTGAATCTTGGAATCCAGACAAGAAAGAAAACCTTAATATTGAATCAACGGAGAAGATGCGCAAGGAGATTCTTCGTGAACGCCAGATTATGTATAATGCTGCTTGTATTAATGAATCTAAACCTCAATCTATGACTATGGAAAGTGATAACTCATGTGGTTTTTGTGGTTCAAAAGAATGCAAGGGTGAAGATGCTTCAAAATCAGCTGATGTTGAGGGTTATGAGAATTTAAAGGACGCTAATCCAAAGAATAGTTTCCGTAAATCTAAGCACCAGACTGGTAAGGCTAAAGATGCCAATGATTACAAGGCAGTTAAAGAATCTGCTGAACCTTTAGCTTGGCACCAGACAGGTCAGGATGCAAAGGGCAACATGGCTGATACATATATGGATAAATCTCATGGTACTGAGGTTGGTGATTCAGCTCCTTTTGATGAGGAAACTGTAGAGGAAGGTGTTGCAATGCATGATGCTGAGAATCAGAATACCCCTAATGTTGGAGTTAACAATGTTGGTGATTCTGCACCATTCGACAAAGAAACTAAGGTAAATGAAGGGCTTGATGAAATTCCTGATGATGTTGAAGATAATGAAGTTGATACTGACTTAGAAAATACTGATGATGTCATGGACAATACTGATGATACCATGGGTGATGAAGGTGTCGAAGATGATACACTTGGTGACGAGGCTATTGATACCGAGAATGACGAAGACGACTTTGAGGATGATGATGACTTCGAAGATGACGAGGACGATTTTGATGAAGATGACTTGTCTACACGTGTAGAGGCAATGGAAGATACTCTTGAACAAATCGCACAGAAATTAGGTATTGATACTAACGACTTTGATACTGAGGAGTTTGAAGATGATGACGACTTATATTCAGATGATGATGAAACTGAGGATGAGTTTGGTGACGGTATTGAGGATGACGATTTCGATGATGAGGAAGACGAAATGCCTATGGAGTCAAAGAAGCGTAAAGGTTATCAGATTTTTGAAACAAGAGCATTCAAGAAAGCTAAACGTCGCATGAATGAAGGTGGTATGAAGCCTTTCTCTAATGCTAATCGTGTTCCTAATGGTAACATGAATGCACTTGATGAGTTTGGTAAGCATCCATGCTTCAGAAAGCAGCCAATGACTACACCAACTAAGAATCATCAAGAGTTTGACGGCTATTATGACATGAATGATGAGTCGGCTAAAAATGACACACCATACGCAACTAATATCGGTAGTGGTGCACCATTTGATTTAGATGTAAAGACAGTTGAAAATTCAATTGCAGAGTCAATTCGTAGAAACCTACGTAATTTAAAAAAAAAATCTAATCGAAAGTAGACCAACAAAACTAAAGGTGCCTGGTGGTATGGGTGCTGATTTAGGTCAGCAGCCAGCACCATCGCCTATTCCGCCACAGATGAATGAACCAAGTGGGTTTGATATGGGTAATGACCCTATGTCTGATGACGTTAACGGAGGTGATAATCCTACAGAGGATAATGATGACGCAAATGCGCCAGATTCTAATGGCGTTGATAACAAAGCGCAAAAGGCAGCTGGCGAGTTGAGCTATATTTTGCCAGATGCTTCAGAAGAAACTGTGGATTATGTCATGGGTATGTTAGCCCCAGCGGTAGGTAAAAATGATAATGTTGGTGACGATGACGTTGAAAAGTGGTCTGAGAAGATGAAGAGTGGTGATGATAAAAAGTCTGATGAAGATGAAAATAATGATAATGAGAATGAAGAAACACCAGAGGGTGATAATGAAGATATGGCAATGGAGTCAATAAATTATATAGATAATCTCATTTCTGAAACACTACAAGAATATTTCAATGTTAATGATAAGAGAGAAAATACACGTCCAGAGAAAAAGTTAGATAAGACGTATATTGATGATGAAAATCCTTTTTCGTCACCATTTTAAAAAAATAGCACAATGTTAAGTGGTCTAAAGAGGAAGTTTGCGCTTCCTCTTTTTTTATATCACTAATTATATATTTATAATTAAAGTTTAAGTCTATTATGAGAGTTTATACTAAAATAAATGGAATATTGCACGAGGGTATCGCATTCTCTAAGAAAAATATTCAGATTAAAGAAGTAACTAATACAGGCGGTGTATCAGCCTCTATTAGTAATTCAGCAAAGACACCAACCGATGCTGTCAATAATGCTGCAAGTACTCTTAATCAGAATCACAATGTTAATAATGTATCGTTTCAACCTAATCAGGTTGACGGACAACAGAATACAAATTCAGGAGAGGGTCAACAGATTAATGTTGATGTGTCAAATAAAGCAGAAGCAGTTAAACAGGTTACAGATGCTGCTAAAGACCCATCTAAGAAAGATGCTAAGATAGTTGCTTACAATAGTAAAACATCACAGTTAAATACTATTGTTACTCCAAAAGGTTCAACACCTAATGGTAGTATGGAAAATTCGTCATATCGAAGAAATGGTAAATTAGTAGAAATGAGAAATAATTCTGTGCCTTTTAATAAAAAGGATTTGGATGAATTTTTAAAATTGTTGTAATGAGACGAATATATTTAACAGAAGATAAAATTAATGTTATTAAGGAAAGGGTTATAAGTAAATTACCATCTTTTTTATATAAAGCACTTTCTTCTCATAAGACATCTTTAGGGAATAATGTTGTATTTCCTTCTGATGATATATATCCATTTGATTATATTATAACTAAAAAACGTTTTAATGAAGTTTCTGATACACTTCAAAAATATGGTTATGATATTAATGATATTAACGTATTATCAGATAAAGCTATTAAATGTTTATTGAAAATTAGAGATTTGGAAGAACCTTTACATAATCATTTAGAAAAAGTATGTCATAATATTGTTTGTGATTTATTCTCTATTCCTAAAAACTCTATTAATTTTTCGTTAAATATAGTAGATAAGGTTGCTTCAGAAAATGCAAGATTAACCCCTGAAGAGGATGATGAGGATAATAAATATGAGTTTGAAGATGTCTTAGAAAAAGATGAAATAGATAATGAAATATCTAAAAGAAGAGTTATTGATTCTTTAATTCAAGGCGCAAGTATTAGGTTATCTAATTTAAGTTTTATATCAGATGATTATTTTGATAATATTGATGAAGAGTTAATTACTCTATATAAAGAGTTAATGGATTTAGGTGATTATCTGGCATTTGTTAAAAACGATAAAATAATAGACGGTAATACAAATCAAGGCTCTTATGTATCTGTTAAATTAGGTGGAAAGTCAGAAAGACCTATTATAACAGTTCAAGCACTTAATTTCCCTTTACTTTTACGTGAAACTATACGTGGTGTCTTTGAACTCGTATCTTCACATGGTCTACCAAAAGATAGAAAGAAAGCAAATTATATTTTACGCAAAGCTGATTTTATCAAAGCTGAACCATGGGATATGCGACTTGGTGTTGGTTTATGGGATAGACTATATTCATTAATGAATGGATATGATACTGACGTAGTTCCTTTCATTTTTATGAAATTATGTGAAAATACACCTGAAGAGTTTAATAAAATTATGAAAGAAAATCTTACACCGACTAAACTTGGTAGAAGATATATTGATGACTTAGCAAATTCTGTGTTACATAATATTGATTATCAAAGATTTAGAAAAGATATAGATACAAAACAGTCTGATAGTTATATTATAAATGATAGTTATTTTTCACCTGCTGAACTTGATACATTTAATATTGATAGTAAAGAAAACGAAAGTGATATCATTGAAGATAATAAAGAAAGTTAAATGTTATGATAGATATACAAACTATTGCTGAAGAATACGCAAGAAGTTATGCTGATAAGTCGAGGATTTATTTTATAGAAAAATACCTTTCAACATTTAATGCGAATGTTGGTAAAAAATCACAATTCCTATTATTTCCAAGACAGAAAGCATTCTTACAGAGTCTTGCTGACCATAAGGCTTCTATTGCTATTAAACACCGTCAGGCAGGTATTACTACTGTATCTTCGGCATGGATATGTGCACAAATTGCGCTTGCTGATTCTGATAAACCAGAAACTATTTTGTGTATTGGTAACAAACTTGACCTTGCAAACCAATTGGTTACAAAAATCAGAGAGTTTTTGATGCAAGTTCCACGATGGTATTGGGGTGACGAATATTATTCTCCAGACCCAAAATCAGAGAAAAATAAAAAAGATATTTTCACCAAAAATAGTAAATCAGAATTACAATTATTTAATGGATGTTCTGTATATGCAAGGTCATCTGGTGAAAACGCTGCACGTGGTATTTCCGCTGTTTCTATATTGATTTTTGACGAGGCAGCCTTTATTGAGAACGGTCCAGCAGTTTATTCTTCAGCGGTTGCTGCTACATCATCTTATGGTGATAAATCCAAGATAATAATGGTTTCAACACCTAATGGTAAAGATGAATTATATTATAATACTTATCGTCAAGCATTAAGTCATGAGAATAACTATAATGCAGTTGAATTTAAGTGGTATCAAGATTTGCGTTACAATAGACACTTGAAGTGGTATAAAAAAGATGCTGAAACTGGAGAAAAGAAATGGATTGTAGAAGAAACATTAGATGATACTGGAAGGATAGAATACAACGAAGAAAGATGGCGTAAATTGGAACAAGACGGTTGGAAACCAACTTCTCCTTGGTATGAAACAATGTGTCAATCTTTCAATAATGATTCCATGAAAATAGCCCAAGAGCTTGATGTATCATTCCTTGGTTCTGCTAATAACGTTGTTGCAAGTGAATTTGTAGAATTACAGAATCGTATTAATGTTAGAGACCCTCTCCCAGATTTAAAAGACCCAATGGTAGATGATACTTGGTATTGGAAACCACCTATCCCTGGTCACAGATATATATTGGGAATTGACCCCTCACGAGGCGTATCTGCCGATAGAACTGCTATAGAGGTGATAGATATGGATGGACGTGATGAAAATGGACAGCCGATTATAGAACAAGTAATGGAATATGTCGGAAAGAAATTGGGTGACGATATTGGTTCTATGGCGGTCTACTACGCCAAGCAGTATAATAATGCTTACGTTGTGGTAGATTGTACTGGTGGTCAAGGAGATGCTGCTATTTTAACAATGTTGAACCTTGGTTATACTAACCTACATTATGATGACTCTTCTCAGAAGACATACACAATGCAAAATCAATCTATGGCAGATGGTAATTATATGAATAGATTGCCTGGTTTTCACTTCCAAGGAAATAGATATCCTGTACTTGCTAACTTTGCAGGACTTGTTAGAAACAACGAATTTAAAATACGTTCTGCACGTGTTATTAATGAACTTGATACATGGATTTTTAAAGGCGAAACTGGACGTATGGACCACATGGAAGGTGCACATGATGACACAATTACATGTCTTGCAATGGCTCTATTTGTAATGCAGTTTTCTCTTAGTAAAATAGAAGCTGCTAAACGTAAAGATGAAGCAATATTAAGTTCTTATAGAATGACAAATGGTAGTAACTATAGAAGACCAGCTATAAGATACAGTCAACCTGTTACACCTAAATCTGGTCTCCCTATGATGAATAGTAATTCTTTATCATCAAAACCGAATAAACATATAGGAGGAACTTATATGTGGTTATTTAGTGGTATGAGATAGTTAAATCTATTTAGAAATCAACTAAAAATGTTATTTTTTAATAAAAATTTATATGGCTAATAAATTAACTGTTTTTCAACAATTAGATAAAGCTATAACTGGTAACTGGAATACACAGGACACAATGGCAAGACATGTCAATAATTATGATATGTCTGGTAATAGTGTTATATACCAAACCAACGATAAAGATAATTATGAGAAAGTAAAATTAGAATTACAACAGAATAAATATCTTGAAAATAGATGGGTTAAAGCTAACGTTGATTTAAATGTAAGTGCTTACTCAGGACTTAATAATGTTAAGTTGATGTATCGTGATGCCGATTTGATGGACTCATTTCCAGAGATAGGTGCTGCACTTGATATCGTTTCTGAGGAAAGCTGTTTACCGTCAGATACAGGAAATATAGTAAATGTGTATTCTAAATCAGATAGAGTGAAAAGTATTCTTGAAGATTTATTTACCAATAGATTAAACCTACAATTAACAGCACAAATGGTCATACGTGGTATGTGTAAATATGGTAATGATTACATGATGCTTGATATAGACCATAAGTTAGGCGTTAAAGGATGGAAACGTTTACCAGTATTTAATGTTGAACGTATAGAAAACGGTATTACTAATCCATATTCAACAGGATATTCTACTGTTGCTGATAACAATACAGATACTAATTCTGATATGTCTACTAAATTCGTTTGGTTAGACGATAGTCAGTCACAAGTTCCATTCAGAGATTGGCAGATAGCACATTTTAGATTATTGACAAACTCTATGTATCTTCCTTATGGAGTTTCTTATTTAAATTCAGCTCGTAGACATTGGCGTATGCTTAGTTTAATGGAAGACATGATGCTTATTTATCGTCTTGAACGTTCTATTGAAAGACGTGTATATAAGATATTTGTTGGTGCTATTGATGATGCCGATGTACCAGCTTACGTTGAGGAAATTGCTAATAACTTTAAGAGAACACCTATTATTGACCCGATGACTGGTCAGGTGGATTTGAGAAAGAATATTCTCCCAGTTCATAAAGATACACCAATTCCTTTGTTGGATGGACGTACTATAACAATAGAGAATCTTGCAAAAGAGTATGAAAATGGTAAAGAAAATTTTGTATATTCTGTACAAGATGACACTCACAAAATTGTACCAGGAAAAGTTGTTTGGTGTGGTAAAAACTACACTGCAGATAAATTATATCGTATAACATTAGATGATGATACATATTTAGATTTAGCTGGTGAACATGAACTTATAATGCGTGATGGTTCTAAGAAGAGAGCAGATGAAGTTAGTGTTGGAGAATGTGTTATGCCTTTCTACAGAGATGATACAGATTACGATAGAGTATTAGATATTTCTTCTAAGTCGTATAGAAAAGTGACTCTTAATGATTCAAGTAAAAATGAATCAGAACCTGTAGAAGTTATGAAATTACGCTTTATCAGAAAAGTTGATATCATAGGTGGTGATGATGTGTATTGTATGACAGTACAAGGTCCTAATGGTGAAGAGGATAGACACAACTTCGCTCTACGGTCAATCAATTTAGATGGAACTTGGTGTGAAAATGGATGTTTTGTTAGTAACTGTGTGGACCAAGATATCTTCATCCCTGTAAGAGACCAGAACGCCCCAACACCTATTGATACATTATCAGCAGCTCAGAATTTGACAGCAATGGACGATATTAAGTTTGTTCAGAATAAGGTGTTAACAGCATTAAGAATACCTAAAACATTCCTTAATTTTGAAGAAACAGCTGGTGATGGAAAGAATCTCGCTTTAATGGATATACGTTTTACCAGAACGGTTAATAGAGTTCAGCAAGCATTCTTAATGGAGTTAACTAAAGTAGCATCTATTCACTTATTCCTACTTGGTTTTAGTGATGAGTTAACTAATTTCTCTCTTACAATGAATAATCCTTCAACTCAAGCAGAATCTCTTGAGATTGATAATATAGAGAAGAAGATTACTGCTGTTAGAGATGCCGTATCAGACCCTGGTGGTGGTATTCCTGTTATGTCTCAAGCAAAGGCATTAAAGACTATTATGAAGTGGTCCGATAAAGAAATTAAAGAAAACCTTGAAGAGATACGTCTTGAGAAAGGTATTTCTGCAGAACTTGAAAAGACTACTCAAATCATTAAGCGTACTGGTTTGTTTGATACTGTCGATAGAATATACGGAGAACCTGGGGCTGAATATATGGATGACCAACCACAACAAGGCGGACCTGACGGTGGTATGGGCGGTGGCTCTATGGGTGGTGGAGGAGACTTCGGTGGAGGTCTTGATTCACTCGGTGCACCTGGTTCTGATGATATGGGTGATATCGGAGGAGAAGAAGGTTCAATGCCTACAGGAGATATGGGTGGTGATGCTGGTGCGCCTCCAGGAGGTGAAACACCAGGAAGTAGCGGTCCAGAAGCAGGCGGTGCCCCAATGGAATCTGTAAATAAGAAAAAACCACTTATTACTGAAAATACATTGAAAGTAATGAAGAAAAATAGTGATAAAAGATTAGATACACTATTTGAAAATTATCTTAAATGTATTGATAGAAAGGAAAAGAAGGCTGAGGAAATTTCTTATGAAAGAGCAAATATCTATGATAAATCTTTATTGATTAATGAAGAATTTGATAAGATGATATCTTCTTTGGATAATTTAGTAAACGATAACGAATAATTTTTAAAAAGATGGTGTTTTCATAGCATCATCTTTTTGTTTATTTATACTATTTATTTAGGTAAAACATGTTATACAAATGAAAAAATCAGAATACAATAAAAAGGTAGATAATTTTATAAAAATTATAAAGGAATCTTTAGATAAAAAGGATTTTGAAACTTATAATCATGCTGTGGAATTATTTGAAGATACTGTATCTGTAGCTTTGAAACAGCAGGAAATGGAAAATGAGTATAAAGGTAATAATTTTGGTATTTTAAATCATATTTTTGAAAGTGAACTTCCAGAATTATTTAAGAAAGATAGGAAACTGGTTGGACGTGTTATGCGTACCATTAAAGAAGATAAGAACTTACTTTCTCAATTCCAATTTTATAATGCTTTGCGTGGTTATAATGGTATTACGGACAGTACATCTTTTGTTAGAACGGCATTGAATCTCACTGAGGGTAAATTGGATAAAAAGACAATTAAAGAGTCAAATGCTAAATTAGCTAAGATTCTAAAAGATAATGAAATATATCCTTCTGATAAATTATCCAATGAGAAAAGAAAATTCTTTGAGAGTTGTAATACTTTATTAACTAAACGTGAGAACTTATCTAATATTAATAAATTGTCTGATAGCTTAATGACTGTTAGTAATTATATTAATGAACATCGTGCAACTGCTTCAGATAAAATTGATTTGGATGAGATGTTTAGTCAATTTAACAATACTTTTAAAGATAAACTTAATGAAGACGAAAGAAGCCTTGTTATGGATATAACTAATATCCGCAATAAGGATGCTGATACCAATCGTGAGAAGTTGTTGAATAAGTTTAAGAATGAAAGTTTAACGGAGATTGGTAAACTGTTATCAGTTACAGAGGATTCTGAAGAAATAGATAATTTAAAAGGATTAGAAGAACAAATACAGGGTATGCAATATTCTTCAGAAACAATAGTCCGTGATTTGGCTAAACTGATAGAAATTTGCGATGTGTTAAAAGACAAAGATTAAAATCTCATTTGACTTTCTTATTTTTTACTTTACTTTTTAATAAAAGGTTAAATGTTTATGAAGAAGATGGTCAAAGAAATTAAATTAAACGTTTCTAACAAGGTTACATTAAAATATGGTACAATGAATAGGGAAAGTCCAAAAGTTGTATACATTAATGGAAGAACATGGATTACTCCTATGTATGAGGGTAATTATAATGATGCAATGTCTTTTATTCTTAACAAATATAAAAAAGAATTTAAAAGTAGACTTTTAGCAACTGGAAAATTCGAGAGAGGAATGATTTTTGAATTTGATATAAATCCAAGTGCTATGAAGTATGGACATAAGAAGTTTCTTTCATTCGATATTTTTGCAAAGCAGATAGATTGTGTTAATTTGAAAGATTTAAACAACGAACTTTCTGAATGCATTGGTAACGTATCTGATAACTTTGTAGAATGTTTAGAAAATAATGATTTTTCTGTTTCAAAATTAAAATAGATTATGACAAAAAGAATAGTTAGATTGTCTGAAAATAAATTACAGAGATTGGTTAAGAATGTAGTTAAAGAAGTTATTGAAAATGACGAAAAATTTGATGATGTTCTAAATAACTATGAACCATTCGGAGAAGATGATGACGACGAAGAAAATTTTAATGAAGAATAAAAAATAGCGAGATGTATTTGTCTCGCTATTTTTTGTGTTATGTGTTGGATATTTGACTTAAAGTATTTCTGCCACCTTCAATAAATGCAGAGGCTAAATCACCTCTTTGATGATAAACATCAAGCACTTTATTTATTAGAACTATTACTTTCTCTGGTGGCATTGATGAGTCATATTCTTTCAGATGTTTATAGATAGGCTCTAAACCATAATCGCTCCATGCATCAGAACCATCTGGCAACTTCATCCAATCATACAAACCCATTTCTTCAAGTTTGTCAAATATATTATGTCTATCTATATCTGTAATATCCACGCCATTTAATTCTGTTTCTCCTAATTCTTCAACACGGTAATTAAACTCTTCAGAAAGATATACATATGGATTAGCTTGTGTATGACCAGCTAAAATTGTATTATAATCTAACTGCATTGTATTTCTTAACAAAATACCTACCCACTGATAAAGAAGTTTTGTTGGGAAGTTAATAAATTGCCCATATTTAGTAAATTCTTGCAATGCTTGTTTGTAAGAATTTGCATCAATCAGCGGTGTCCATGACTGTACGCCATTAGGATTATCTAAGAAATTCTGAAATACATTTTCTACGTCAAAATTTTCGGTATAATCATAATACATATCTTGGAAAGTTCTTTCTTGCAAAATATGTTTAGAAAGATTAGATAATTGATTTTCAGTTAAAACAATTTTTTTCATAAATTACTCTGATAATATTTTATTGATTCTATTAATCTTTTCTGAAACAATCTTTTTATTAAGAGGATTATTATTTTTACTCTCAATATAAGTTTCTAATCCTTCAGGACCGTCTGTAGAAATATATGCCATAGGTGTTGAAGGGTCTGAAACAACATCCCAACAAATCAATTCAAAATCATCTCCAACAATGTATTGACCAAGTTTTTCCTCAACAGAACCAACACCTCTTGATGATACGCCAAGTTTATAACCATTAAGTAACATATTTGCTATAGTATCACCAAAAGATGTACACATACCATGTCTACGGAAACCCTCAGTTATATTTAACTCCATCTTTCCTACAAGAGTATGACCTTCCCAATGTAGTTCTATAATATTATGAGATATACGACCAAGGTCGATAGTACTTTCAGTAGGGTGATTACATTCTCCATATGCACGATGTTCTTCTATTTTTTTCTGGTAGATTTCCACTTGTTTTTTTAGCACCTTTTCTGGATAAATTCTTCCATTAGCATTCTTGATGTCATATTTCTGAAATACAGCATCTACAATGAAAGGATAAGGGCAATGCCATTCATTTCCTTCCTTACCCTCATTGACTGTTTTTGTGAAATCTTTTTTATTTAATTGTACAAAACCATCTTGTTCTATCAATAGACCTGTTCCTGTTTTGTCTTTTTTAATTTCAACTAATTCTGTCTTCTTATTCATAATTTACATTAT